CATCAGCTCTTCAGCTACATGATAGATAAACGGGTTTATCTGATAAGCTACCTTTTGGATCTTGTTCAAGAACTCAATTGGTACCTCCCCCTGTATACGGGTGGGATCTCCCCTACGCACTAGATCATTGCCTCTCATCACCTCATTGAGGAGATAACCACCAGCACGATCATTAGTCCAATCGTTTGGTTCGATAAGCATTGGCCATGCAAGTGGTGCAAATAGTTCAGCATCACTCATGACTTTATCCCTGATCTTAAGGAACTCAGGTGTAGGTACAACAAATGTAACAGTTACCTTGCCCTGCCTACGTAGATCCTTAGCAAACCAACCACTCGTTTGCATGATGCAATCAAGTAGCCATGCACCTAGTTTAACACGATCAGCTCTGTTCCATGCCTTCCACTCATTGATCTCATACCTGTTCATCAATGTACGGATGACAACAAGCTTTTGGTGAGTACCAATAGACCTGTGGAAGTAGTTCTTCTTGATCGTTGCTAGTAACCCCGGTGCTTCTTTCTCATAATGGCGGATCTGACATTCAGCCTCTATCGCTTGACCAATGCTATCACATACAGCCTGCAATTGATCACTGCCTTGCTTAGTTGAGAATACCTTATCAAAGGTTATCTTGAGTGCAATGGTAGCGGATGCTAATGGTTCAAGCTTTGATACATAGTTTTTAATTATATCAAAGTTATGACCAGTGCCTCTATTGAGGCGATACTTAGACGTCTTCTCTATGTGCTCAACAAGCTTTGGTAGCAATGCATCAATACTAGCTACACCATATACCGTAGCACTTGCATAGCTCTGTTCCTGTAGCTTCCTAGTGTTATCTCTAAGGCGCTGCAGGCCTTGTCTGATCTGTTCTCGCTCTAGTGCTACTTGTTCGTCGATCTGTGCAGGTGTAGGCAATGATCAATTCCTGATGATTGTGAACTCAGCCTCATCGATAAGTTGTTCTTGTGCAAGTTTGAGGATCTCATCACGATTGGGATGATTCTTTACTTGCTTGATCAGTTGAGATAAACGACGTGAAAAGGTGGTGTCAGTCATTATCGAAATCAGATGGTGTTAGGAAATGAATAGAGTCGTGGTCAACTACAGTGACCTCAACATTATGAGTGTTAATCAATGCATTGACCTTTGCTTGTGCAGCACTATGCTTTTGATACACAAGCTCAGTAACCTTCTTGGTCTCAATGTTAGAGACACGAATGATACAGCATACAGAACTAGGTAGCTCCCATCCTGCAACCTTCCAAGACATGATCTCTTCAAAGGTATGAGGAATGAAGTGATCGTCCTCTAAATCTTTGTACTCTTGCCAGTTGTTGGGGAAGTAATCTTTCTTAGCCATTTACCACTCATCGGTTTGTTTGACATTAACGAGTTCATCGTTGCGTTCACGGGACAACTCTAATGCAGTCCATGCAGCCTGCTCAGAGTCGGGTGCAAGGAGATACCAAACACCTGAACCAAGCGTGATCTCATACTCACGCAAACCTTTATGTGTGGTGTACATTAGTTAGTAACGCAAAGGAACTTAGCAACACGAGCAAGTTGTTGAGTCAAGTATGTGACTTGCTCAGCATCATAATACCCAGCAGTTGCTTGAGTACGAATGCCTTGACCTGCCATATCAACTAGTTCAAGACGCATCTTACGTTGCTCATCAGTCAGTGCTTTAGCCATTAGATACCCTCATTAAGTGCAACATCAGAGAAGTAGTCAAGCCACTCATTAAGTGCTGACCACTCATCACCAGTGAGCACCTTACGTGAATCATCACACAATAGTGAATACTTGAGTGCCTTCATAATGGGCTTGAACTCATCAGGATAGACATCAACATTGATTGCAGTGCTATGTACAGTCATCAGTCCAACTCCTCCATTTTAGCTTGTTTGGCTTTCCATTCAGCACGTGAACGTAACACATGCTCAGTGTTATCATTCTCTTCCTCAAAGGTCCTTACCTCAAAGCACTCGATGCGATACTCATCACCAGGATCAGTCATTGTAGCCAAGACACGAAGACGTTCAATGGCAGCCTCCATATTAGCAAAGACACCAAGAATAGTGGTAGAACCACAGCCGCAATAGTTGGTGAGTGTGAAAACAGTCATTGTGTTAAATAGGTGGGTGGTAGATTTACTTGATGCGTTGTTCGTAACGAGTGACTGCACTATTGGCTCTACTGTACACAGCCAGCGTAGTCAATAGGCCAATACAACCAATGATAGCCAGGATGATGTTAGTCTCAGTCATTCGCATTCCTCCATCAAGTTAATCATATCAAAGAAGTCATCACAAAGATCGGGATCGTCATCAATACGTTCCCATTCCTTGATGACTTGTTGCATGTACTCTTCGTCGGTCATGATCAGTTGTTACGAAAGAAGAACGTACCGTTAACAGTCTCGATGTAGTTGAAGTCATAACGTAGGTTATGATCCCACACATCCTGCCAATCAATAGCAGCCAATACAATATCGGGGATCCGTGCATCCATAACCTCAATGCACCAATACTCAGCGAACTCCTTCTCAGCATACGATGAGTAGCTATCGTGGGTGTACTCATACGCATCCTCGAAGTCATTAGCACTACTGATGCCAATTTCATCTAGTTCGTCCATGAACTCAATGGTCTCCTCATGTGTCCACTTCTCACCAAGCATGTCAGTGATCTTGTCATACAGGTCCTTATCATCATTGGATAGGTCATCATACTCCTGTTCCATGGTGTCAGTGTCAGTGGTTGGTACTACACCCTTAGCATTGAGGAGCTCGGTGTAAAACTGTACATACATCGCCTTGCCATTGTCATAGACATAGCCAGCATCCTTGATCATATCAGTGCGTGTTAGCTCACCGCGATCAATGAGTTCTTTACGCTCAGCAACGAATGCAACAAGTGAATCACCGCGTAGCATAACAGTAGGGATAGGTGTGGTGGTAGACATAGTTGAAGGCCTCGTGATTGTGAATGAAACAGTGGACATATTACTCACCATGACTGATGATATCTACTAATGCATTGGGATACATATCCACATACGCATCATAGTTAAGCTCAGCCTCACTATACGATGAGTACGTCTCAAGTGCTACCCATTTACCTTCATCATCCATTCGTGCAACAGTATACATCATTTGGTCAACTCATAAAGGTACACATCAACCTGGTCATTGTTACGGATGAAGTCCTCTACATCAACAAGATCATAGAACGGATCACCATCCTCATCACCATACGGATCAATCAACACATACTCATACTCATCCTCATCAATACGCTGAACAAGGTCATAGCTGGTACATTCCTGCACAGCACTGCGTAGCTGGTCAAATGTGTAAGTCATGGTGTTAGTTGTTGAACAGGTGGGCATTAGAACTCAATCTCCTCCAGGGTAGGTGTGGTGTTGACAGCTGGTTTGGTGAAGCTACTAACGATCATATCAAGGACTGACATGATCTCATCACCAGTGTTGGCCTTACCAAGAAGACCGGTGGCAATCTTACGGTCAATAGTGATGGTCATAATTAATAATGCAATGGGACGTTTGCCATGATCTAATTTGTTAAACACATGTGGCTCTGTGTTATACATGTTAGAACGTGGTCGTACAGTCAGGTCGGGTTGCAACCTATAACTGTTCGCGGGATCGCTCGCACCGCTAAGTCCGTCTTGTGACGACCACACATATTGAATTGTCAAGGTAGTGATGAAGAGCGACGGTCACGCCTCCCTCACCGATGAACCTAAGATACCAGACCCCAGGGATCCCCGTAGTTCGCCCTGATACCAAACCACTAAGTCTACCCATCAGTGTTTCTTATCGGTATGCCTACCGTAGGGCTCCTGTGTGATGCTGTGCGTGAGTGTGAACACAGTGCATTACTGTCTGTGGTGTCTGTGTACGTTAGCACGCACTGTATGGCCCTGTACTGAGCTGTACTACCTGATGATGCCAGTATACCTGATTAACATTACACAGGGCTTGTAGAGGCTTATAAGCGCCTCTCAGGGCGTTATAGCTGCATTGTCCTGTTGATATAGGTTATCGCTACAGATAATTTTATATATAACATAACCTACCCTTATCACCAAGTATAAACATTATTAATTATACTTATCATTGGCTATACACATTACCACTATTGCAAACAGTTCTCAATAAGCCGTAGCTCCGCTATACTAATACATATCTCCCAGTATCCCCACCGCTAACAGTTAATAACAGCTAGCACTGGTTAACACTATAACACAGTACTAACTATTGTTATTAGGTGAGCGTCCTTGATCGCAAGAGGGGGGCACTGGGGGTGATTACGAGGCCCCCTGTCGATATAAGGCTTGAGAAATTTATGTTAAAATTTTAAGACCCCCAGCAACCAGTAGTAACCAGTATTACCCAGTCTCATCAGTATGCCACGGTGCAGACAGTCGTATCTCAGAGAAGCCCAGTACCTCACTAGCAGCCACTGTAGGGCTTGGTGGTGTCTCCGTATAGATTGGTGTCACCATATCCGGTGGGGGTTCCTCTAGGGCCTTGTAGGCCTCTATGGCGGTGTCTACGGTGTTAACTGTACGCTCCCAGATAACTTTAGATTCTATCCAGACAAGTAGAGACAGTAGGAGGTGATCGTACCACCCAATGTACCGCCGATAGTAACGGTACAATGTACGAAACTCATTTAACTTAAGTGTAACTACACTAGGAGTTACGCTACTAAGTTCTTGTTCCACATTGCCTCACATGTACTGGGGAGGTGTTGGTAGAGCAGGTCTTGTATTTGTCCAGCAATAACGGCGTGTTCCTTTTGTGTACCGTTACTAGTACGTAGGTCACAATAGTGAAGCCAAGATCTAACGGTACCATTCATGTACAACCGAGTTGGTGTTGCTAATGGTAAGACTTCACGGGCACACTCCTTAGCTACACCACGTGCTATCATGTCTTTATAGATGTTATATGCATCACCATACAATTGACCAATACGGTACTCAAACTCATCCCGTATACTTTGATCTAAATCATCGATACTGTTCTGTCTGTTCTTGATATCCTGTCTACGAAGTTCTGGTAACTCTGCAGGAATAGGTACCTCAGCGTATCTTTGGGAGAACTCCTGAAAGCTAAAGGACCTATGCCGTAGGATTTGTGCTGCAATACTCCTTGTTGTCTCAATAGATACACACATATTAACCATCTCAAATGGTGACCAATGGTTATGAGTAATAAGGTACTTAATTAGTTTAGCACTGGTCTCAGTGTTTGACTGGTTAGAGGGATTACTAACACGTGCCATATAACTAATAAGTTCTTCAGCATTAGGTGTGATGTGTACCAGGGTGGCGGTATGAGTCATTAGTGGTGATGATCAGATTGGTAGATTGAGGTAGCTATGATATCATCCCATGCTGTAGGGATATAACGTTTACGAGTACTTACATGATATTGATTATCATTATCACATAATACTTGTTTAAGTTCATTGAGTGTTTTAGGTTTACGGAATGGATTACCTGGTGGTACTTTACGATATGTTCTACTCATACCATTGTACTTAAATGGAGGTAATTGGAGAGTTAATAACAGTAGTAACAGTAATAAGAACCTCGCTACGCTCGGTTACTTATACACTATTCACAGTATTAACTTAGTAATAGAGTGGGTTAGTGGAATGTTTGTGTCTTTTGGTTATACAGTACTTACAGTAATAACCGCCTACGGCGTGTTATACAGTAAAGAAAATATAACCCCCTCTAGAATGACTTATGTTAACTTCCCCAAGGTTAACTGTCTAGAGAGTAATAGTAACTGGTGGACGTAAATAAAGAGGAAGATGTGTCTTATTAAAGACATGTCTTCCTCCCTTTGGCAAATGTGATCCACCCTTCACATCTGCCTATACGGGTGGGATCTCAAAATCCATTGCACTGTAAAGGTTTTGTTAACTCACCCAAGTTGGTACACCTTTGGTTGTCTTCTTACCTCTTGCTTGTCTACGTTGGTCTAAACTAAACCCCAACACCAAGTGGTTAGTAGCTGCCTGTGGGTCATCCATGAATGTCTCTAGGATGTCATTCCAGTCTTCTTGCTTACGTTGTTTAACTGCTTCATATGCAGATATACCCATCGCATCTGTGAAGTACTTAACACCCTGTGCAAGACTATCTAATCTGTCGTCATGCTTAACTGCTCCTTTCTCACGACACATCCTAGACATCTGGTAGAACAGCATATACAGGAGTCGTTCTTCGGGAGCTGCATCCTTGTTGGAGTTATAGTCCCATTCTACAACAGCTCTATCAACAATTAGTTTATGTTGATTCATAACAGGTTCTAATGCATCAATGATACGATCCTCTTTACGTACATTGGCTCGTACCTCCTCTACATCAATAGCTTGTTTGGTCTGTTGTAGGTGCTTCTTGAATAGTTCTGCTACAATACCATCACCAAAGTTAGTCTCAATTAATAACTTAGTAACATTGTACTTCTTACACCCACGTAGGATGTCAAGCAATGTAGCATCACTATAACCATCCCGATACGCTCTTACTTCGTGAACATAGAGGAAGCCATTCTTTTGTGAGATGTATGTAGCTGCTGTCTCGTCACTACCACGACCACTAGGGTCCACAGAGCATATGGTTTCACTGTATGGTCCCCAGTCACCTTGTAGTTGCATGGGACTGTAGAAGTAATCCCCAGGTAGTCCAACTGTCGGTAGGTCTTTTAACATGTTACGTGGATCACTACACCACACCACAGCATCAGGTGCTTGAGTTGGGTTAACAGACGTTACCACTAAATCGCTAAATTTGAGTGGGAACTTCTCTGCATCACTAAGAGCTGTGTCTAGCTGGAACTGTAGCATGAAGTTACTACGACCCATGGCAGCTTCACGTTCTACTAGATCTTCATCAGTAAAGCGATCTGGATCTGTTGGTGTCCATTCATCTGCACCCATCTCAATATCTTCTATGATCTGTGGTGCTAGCAGGTTTTCGTATTGACTGAGCTTGTCCTTACGTGGGTAACGGGCAGGCCAAATAAATGGACGGTAGTTACGTTCGGCTAGACGACGGTAAATAGTGAAGGTAGTCTGTGGTGTACCGAGGTACATAATGCGTGAGTCCTTCTTGGGTGTCAGAATGGACTCAGCCTCCGTACATAACTGTAGGAGTTTTTCTCGCATCATTTCTGTAAGACTATTGGACGGCACTTCAACGTCATCAAGGATCATAAGATCAGCACGAGAACCAGTCAACTGACCAGTCACGCCTACGCTTTTAACTGATGGTGCTTGGTGAGGAGCACAGTTAATATCAAAACTAATGCGAGACCACCGAGCTGTATCTGATTTAGGTTGCATGTGTCGCAACCAAGGTGTTTCAATAATTAACTTTTGACAAAAGATACTGAAGTTATCGGCACGCTCTTTACTAGCACTAATGACCATAACTTTTTTATCATTGTCATTAAATAAAGTCCAAAGAACAAAAGCAGCTGTAATCCACGACTTGCCAACTCCACGAAATGCTTGCACCATCAGTCGTTTGGGACCGTACTGTAGGTAATCAGCGATTGCGTACTGAGCACGTGTTGGGGATGGAAGGTCGAGTTGTGCCCAAATTGCTTGGAGAAATAATTTAAAATCGCTCTGCAATAAACTGAGAGAGTCTTGTTGCGATTGTAAGGAGTTCTTCTGGTGTGGCATCTGATTTTATTGTATTAGCTTT